TTCGCGCTCGGGTACAGGCACGGGGAACGGGGCGTTTGTCATCGGCGCGACAAATAAATATATCGACTTCGATGAAGGCGGGGCGGAACTGACGGCGATCATCACGCCGGGCACGTATAACGGAACGACGCTCGCGGCGGAGATCAAAACGAGGATGGACGCTGCGGGCGGGACGTACACCGTCAGTTATTCCGAGACGACGGGGAAGTTCACCATCGCTCGCGGGGCCGGGAATTTCACCCTGCGATGGCAGAGCGGGACGAACACGGCGAACACGGCGGGAACGACGCTCGGGTTTGCCGTCGCCGCCAATGATACGGGCGCGGCCACGTATACGAGCGATTACGCGCGCGCGCATTGGCCGGCCGATTATATCAGCGTCGATCTCGGGACGGCACAAATATATGACTATATCGGGCTACTCAATCATAACTTCACGTCCGGAGCGGTCATCACGGTTTACGGAGCGGACGATTCGGCCTTTACCTCCAACGTCGTAAGCGACGTCCTGACGTACAGCGGCGGGAACCTCCGTGAATTCCTTGCGGCGGCCAGGACGAAGCGATACATCCGAATCCACGTTGCGGACCCGACGAATCCCTCTCTCTACGTCCAAATCGGAACCATCATCGTCGGGAAATATTACGACCTTGCGGCCGGGATAAGCCAAGAGGGGTACGAGAACGGCCCCGATGATCCGAGCGAGCTCGGGGAGACGGATTCCGGGAACGAGTATGTGACCAATGAGCGCGAAGGCAGAACGGGGCTGGCCTTTAGCATCCGCCTGACCGATGCGACGAAGGCTTACGTTGACGCCCTGGTCCTGGCGGTCGGGATTCGACTATGCGTCGATTGGGTGCTTGACTATACGGCCCCGAACACGGCGGGCAACGCGTATTGGGCGACGATCATTTCCCTGAATAGACCGGCTCAGTCTTATGCCGATTACTGGACGTGGTCAACCGAAATCAGGGAGAGCGCGTAATGCCAGTCGCCGCGCCGGGAAACGTAACTTCTTCTCCCGCATCATCGTCTTCTGTCAATTTGGGATGGATCAATTCGGACGCATATGATTTTGTTTATTGGGCGGCTTTGGATGCCACCGAAACTATATCATATGGGACAGGGACGTTTTCGACGAGCGGATGCGTTTCCGGGTCTTCTGGATCTGGAGTAGCGACAGGACTGCCGGACGGGACGCTGTTCCACGTCCGCTTAAGGGGATCGGTAAGCGGCGAACTAAGCGGGATTGTGACTGCCCCGGATGTTACAACGTATCTGGACCCTCCGTCAGGCGTCTACGTCAACATCAATCCTGGCGGAACGACGGGCACGGTCCATTGGGGGGATGCTTCGCAGAACGAAACAGGCTTCGATATCTACGCGACATCCCCCGGCGGGGTCACGTTCTCGCTCCTCCAATCCGAAGGTGCGAACGCGACGTCCTCAAACCTCTCGGGCCTGACCCCATCGCAATGGTATCAGTTTTACGTTGTCGCCCGGAATGCTTTAGTCCAATCCAATCCGTCGAATATCGATTCCGTATTTACGTCCGACCCGCCGAACGCTCCGAGCCTGTTATCGGCCACGGCCACGGCCACGGATAAAATCCGCCTCAACTGGACGGACAACGCATCGAACGAGATCGACCAGAAAATCGAGCGGAGCGCCGACGGCGTAACCTACGCCGAGATTGCGACGGTCGGGGCGAACATCCGAACCTACGAGGCAACCGGACTGACGTCCAATACCCCGTACTGGTTCCGCGTCCGCGCCCGAAACGATAGCGGGTACTCCGTCTATTGCACGGCGGCGACAACCTCTACATGGGCGGCCATCGCACAGCCGACAGGCTTGACCGTGACGCCTTGGGGCGCGGGGGCGCTCGAAATATTCTTCCAGGACAATTCCACACTCGAAGACGATCACCGCCTAGAGCAATCAAGCGACGGCTCTACCGGATGGGCTGAAATCAAAACCCTGGAACCGAACAGGGCATTCTACCGCGTGACCGGGCTCGGGAACGGGACGACAAGATATTTCCGGGTCCGCGCCAAGCAAGGGGCTTCGTACTCGGCATATTCTGATATCGTCTCGGGGACGACGCTTTCGGCCCCCACCGCGCCGGCGACGCTTGTCCTGTCCGAAATCCAGGACACTTCGATGCGCGTTTCATGGACGCCCGGCGCGACAGATGAGGCCGGATTTATCATCGAAACTTCGCCCGACGATGCGACATGGACGGAGCGCGGGCGGACGTGGAAGGGAACGTCAGATTTCCTTTTGCGCGGGCTCACGGCTTCGACCCTCTATTATGTCCGCGTCTGTTCCTACAACGCCGTTAGCTCCTCGGCTTATGCGGCGTCAGCCAGCGAGACGACGCTTGCCGCCTATTCCCCGTCCGCCTTCGAGCGAGTGTGTAACCGCCTGAAACCGAAACTCCGCTTCTACATCGAGGCCAACCCCGCGAAGATCATGCAGGGTTGGACGCTGACGACCGCGCAGACGTACACCTATGAATCCGCCGCGCAAGAGAAGCGAATCGCCTTCGATTCCATGACCGAAAACGGGGCTTCTCTCGTCGAAAAAACGAGCATTGCCACGGTCGAAGCCACGGCCGGGACGTGGTGGTATGACACGGCGACTCGGAAAATGTACGTTCACGCGACAACCGGACTTGACCCCGTAAATTATTCTTATGTCGGGACATTCTGGTTTTACGCCTCGATCTGGAATACAAAGAACGAGATCGCCGAATTCAACGGCAATCATTATCTTCCCCTCGTTGCCCAGGGCGGCATACCGGAAATGACGGCTTCGATCGATCCGATATGGTCGGGCTCGTTCTCTCTCTCCTATGGATCGGTCACGTTCATAAACGGCTATCGGAAATCCTGGGGCGGATACTTTTTCGATACCCGATGCGAGACGTGGCTGTGGGAGAACCGCCCGATTTACGTCCTCGCGGGCGCGCCCGGAGCCACGTATGCGGAACTCGAAGTCATTGGCTCGGCCGTCATGGGAGCGCCGTCCTGGAGCCAATCGACGTTTACGGTCCCGCTCGCAGACATCCGATCTGGCCTGTCCGTCTCCATCCCTTCGGATATGTACGATGTCACGCAATTTGCGCTCATGGACTCCGGGCTGAAAGACACGTATCGGCCTTTCGGGTACGGCGTCATCACGTCTGCCGTGCCTAAGTGTATCGATACGACAAATAGAATCTTCGAGTTCCATAACGGCCGCTGTAAGAGCGTCGAAAACGTTTATCAAAACGGAACGGCGCTGACAGTCGATACCGATTATTTCGTCGATTATCAGCATGGTTGGATCACGCTCGCTCGCGGGCTGACGTGGACGACTTCGGACATCATGAAGGTCGATTTTACGGGCCACGTTGACGACGCCGACGCCGCGATCGAACACGGGGCGCTGATCTTCATCGATCTCATGCTTCGATACGTCGGGATGGATATCTCTGAGCTTGATCTCGATACGATCTATACGACGCATGACGCCCTGACCGCGCATCTCGGGCTGTACGTCAGGGAGTCAAAGCAGAGTTCCGAGATCGTCCGCATCCTCGAACAATCCTGCTTGGCCTGGTCCGTACAGGATCAGTACGGCCGCATCGGCTTCAAGCGCAAGGCCACGTCGGCGCCGTCCGGCGTCGTCTATATCCAGAATGGGCACGTCTCCGGTGCATCGTCCGAACCATCATCGGATATCTGGAAGGCCGAGATTGTTGTCAATTACGCGCCCGACCCCAGCGACGGCGACAGGTATTCGAGCGTCACGAAATCCATCCCCGCTACGGTTTGGGAGCGTCGGATCGCAACGTCTCAGTCCGTCAATACCGCTCACGTCAATTCGACGAACGCGAACGCGCTTGCCGATGAACTGATCGACGAACTCGGGAAGCGGCCGTTCTCATTCACCGTCCCGACGCGGGCCTGGAAGCTCGCCCCATGCGACGCTTTTTATTTGACCAAAACGAGATATCCGTCATCTTCCGGCATGGCGTCATCGAAGCTCATGTGCGTTCTCTCGATCACCCGGAGCCCATCGGGGCGGACGACGACGATCACGGCGGAGGCGGTCTAATGGCGGAAGAGCTTGCGGTTGCACGTCAGGCGGATCTCGCGGCCCATATCAAGGAAGACTGGAAGACCGTTCACGCTCCGTCATGGGAGAACATCAAGGCCTATATCGACGCCGAAGGCTATGTCCCGTTGACGGCAACGAACATTACGACGTCGTTCACCTGGGACGATGCGCAACGCACGCTTGACCTGACCGCCGCGACTTGCGCAACGGCCAGGCTCGCCATCATGAGTTTCGTTATGACGCGAGACGGGGATTGGCGAACGCCCTTCAAATTCCGAACGGTTGGCGGGGCGGTCGATATCATCCAAATCGGCGGAGATTATTCGAACATCGATACGGCGGATGGTTCGAGCAAGGGCTATTGGGCGGGCGGTGGCGGATACATCATCCCCATCGATGCCAATCAGCAAATTGATTATATCGCCCCCAGCGGATGCACGACGAAGGCCGTGTATTTGCTCGGGTATTTCAAAAAGCGCGGGTAGGAGAGAGAGCGTGATGACCAAACGAGAAAGATTAATTGCCGTGCTCGGAGTCGGCCTTATCCTGGCCGCGCTATTCCTGGCCATCGGATGCGACGGCGTTACCCCGACTCCGCCCGTTCCGCCAACGCCGGAGCCGGCGCCAACGGTCCGGGTCTTCGTCGGGGTCTATGACCTGCTCGGGGCCACGGGCGATGTTGACGCCTACCTCAAAGCGTGTGCGGACGCGGGGGCGAAGGGTGTTCGCCTTTTCGTCTGCTACAGTTGGCAGGGTCCGCAGCCGATTTCGCCATACGCACAGATCGGGACTTGGACGCACGACAACGGCCTCACGTTTCCTAAGTACCGGCTCTCGGCCTGGAACGAAACCTTTTGGACGTATTTTAAAAATGTCCTCACGGCCTGTAAAGGTCACGGCCTGACGGCTTGGGTTGTCGCTGAGGATTATTGCTCGCTCAAAGGCGACTCGCGGGTCAAATACTATAACCCGTTTTACAGTTCCGAGGAAGCCCTGGGGCCGTCAACGCCGGGAGGCATCTGGGGGGAGGCCACGCGGCCATACCACGCCTCCCTCTATGCGAAGATCATAGAGGCGATCAACGGCGTCGGCGTCGATTATCTCATCGAAGATTTTAACGAAGGCTGGATCGTTGACGGAGATGAAGCCCAAGTCTCGGCTTGGTATTCATGGAGCCGGAACGCGCTCATCGGCCTGGGCGTCCCCGCCGCGAAGATCGTCTCCACCGTCGGCGTCCCCGCCATCGCTCAGGCCGCAGGATATTTTTCGCCGCACGGTATCGGCCGGCCGGATCAAATCACCGCGCCCGTTGTCGGCGTCCCGGCAGCGAGGCTCATCTATTCCAGTGACGGCTACAGTGGCGGCTCCGGGGGCTGTGATGCCAAGGGCCGGTGCGGGGTCGGCTTGGACGTGGCCAATGCCTACGGCCTGGCGGCCATCGCAATCGGGGCCTACGCCGTGGAGATCTACCCGAGGGAGGTTAACGCCCAAAACAATGACCGGGCGGACGTGGATCTTTTCGGAATCTCAAAGCAGGTTATAAAGGCCATCGCTTGGGCCAAGTGAAAACTGTGAAGGTCAAAGAACTGCTCGAGCATATCAACGAGAATCGCGAAGAGTATGGCGACGATTTCCTTGAATGGGACGTCTATACCGAACAGATTGGTGGACGGCAATTAAAGAGCGAGCGGAAGAATGGCGGAACCATAAAAGATGGCGATGATTGGGAATACTGCCGCTGCTTTGGATTCTGGACGAAGTTTCCTAAAGAAAGAATTTTCACGATCAACGTGAATTACTAATGCCCCAAGTTCAATGTGCATTTTCAAGGCCATCGCCTGGGCTAAATAGGGGCGGTGAGTGATGCCGACGCACGAAAGTCCTAAAGCCCATACGGGCACCGGGGCTTCGTAATGCAAGGCCGTCGCCGCTCCATCCAATCGAAAGGACAACCCCATGAATAGAAGGTCTGTTGAAGATCGCGTCCGCGCCTGCTCGCAGAAGCACCCGGACTGGACGGAAAAGAGAATTGCCAAAGCCATCGGCTCACCCATCGGCCTGGTCCGGGCCGTTCGGGGCGGGGGGAAGCCGGGGCTTCCGGCGTCAGCCTCGGATCAACCCGTCGGGAGCTTCCTTCTCCGGGGCGTCCATCTCCTCTCAAAGAAGCCCCTGGACGTCATGAAGGGCCGCTTCTACGCGTTACAAAAAGGCGTCGGGTACAGGATCGACTCGCTTGCCAAGTCATGGGAATGTTCCGAAGATACCATCCGGGATCACGGCAAGAAGCACGGTGCCCTCCGCTACGTGGAAGCCACTCCGGGCGAATATGTCCCTGTCATCGTCCATCCCGAGACGAAGCAAGGAGCCTGACCATGCCCGAAGGAATCTCCCTTAAAGGCAAGCGCCTCATATCAGACCCGGCGATGGAGCGGGTCATCTCTGCTCAGTCCAAGGCCGAGGAAATGGGGCGGCAACTCGCCGCCCTTAAGTCAGAGCGGAAGATGTTGCTGGAGGAGTTTATGGACTTCCGCAACGCCCGGCCCGTGCCTAAGGCCAGGCCAGCATCGGACAGGCCCGCGAAGGCCGAGACCGTCCGCGTCTCCTTCGGCGACAATCACGGGATGATGATGGACCGGGCCGCCAACGCCGCGCTTCTCAGGGATGTCCGGGTCATCAAGCCGAACGTGATTGTCATCGGCGGAGATCTTGTAGAGTGCGGCGGATGGCTGGCCAAGCACTTGACCGTCGGATTCGTCGCCCTCTGTGATTATTCGTACCAAGAGGATATCAAGGCCGCGAATTGGCTCTTGGACGAACTTCAAGCGGCCGCCCCCGACGCTGAGATTCACTATCTGGAAGGAAATCATGAGGACCGCGTTGAACGGTGGTGCGTTGACCAGACCATGAGCCATAAGCTGGACGCCGACTTCCTGCGCCTGGCCTTTTCGCCGTCATCCGTTCTCCGATTGAAGGAACGTGGGATATCCTATTATCGCCGCTCCGAAGCCTATGGCGATGGCCTTCCACGGGGCTGGTTCCGCATGGGGAAGATGCTTTTCGCCCATGAACTTGGGGCCAGCCAGAACGCGGCCCGCGACGCCGTCAGCAAGAGCGCGGCGAACGTGACTTATTTTCATACCCACCGGGCCGACATGGCCATCCGAGTTTTTCCGAGCGTCGGGATCTGCCGGGCGTTTAACCCCGGATGCCTCTGTCTCATGCAACCGGTATGGCAGAACTCGAACGTGACGGACTGGAGCCAGGGATACGCCATTGACTTCATCGCCCGGAGCGGAAATTTCCAGACCGTGCATGTCCCGATCTGGAAGGGTGAAAGCCTGGCCGGCGCGATGGTCGAGCGGTTCCGAAGTTAACGGATCGCTTAGAGCTTGTGAGACTGAGATGGCTTTTGTTTTTCCAGATATTTCTTGATCGCCATCCCACAAATCCAGGAAAGAGAGCGGTCCTCTTTTTTCGACAATGCCTTTAGGGCCGAATAAAGATCGGCGTCAATTCGTATCGTTAACGTCTTTGATTCCATTTCTTTCGACTTCCTGAATATATTTCAGAACAGACTCGGACCATCCGTCAATATGGTTCCAGGCCCCGTATCCGACTCCGTTCTGTGCAGAAGCGACATTTATCAAATATCCCGTACCAATGGGTCCGCGAACGGCATCGTGAGATTGTTCATCGGTTATAACGATGGTTCTGTCGGCGGAGAACTTGGATCGAGCCGCTTCAAGGGCCGCCCCAAGTTGCGTGCTTCCGTGATCCTGGCTTTGCGTTATCGCATCCCGAAGGGCGAATCCACGGCGGGCCGGGACAAGGACCGCCCGACTTGAAAACGTGACAATGATTACGTCCTCGCATAATTCACGGGCGAGCACGGCAAGCCCGCAAGCCGCGTCCATTCGCGTCATTTCCGATTTCTCTGAAATGGCGCTATCCATAGACCCGGAAACGTCAACCAGGAGAAGCGTCTTCCCGCCGATCTTTTCGGCCCCCTCGATTTCCTTAAACATGGCCGCTTCCAGTTGCGGCTCGAATTGCGGGGCGTACCGGGCGGCGGCGATGAATCGGAAGGGGAGTGTCCGGCCGGGTTTGAGATTCGAGAGGCCATCTTTTATTAGTTTTTCGTCAACGTTCTCTTCGGTCATGTTCCGAAGGTTTCGGAGCATCGCCAACGCCCCAAGTTTGCTCTCCCGCAGGAGCCGTTCCCATTTGTTCTTTTTGGACTCTCCGTCCTTGGCCGAAAGCGCGACCTCCCAGGTGTCCGGCGTTTCGAGCTTCCCGTCGATAAGCCGTTTCCATAGGGCGTCCTGTTCGGTGTCCTTGGGCTTGGCGTGGCAAAGGAAAAGAACATCCCGGAGCTTGACGGCTCCGTCTCGGTTATATTTGGCGAGTTCGTATTCGTTGAATTTGCCGAACGCGGCGGCGAGTCCGCGCTTTACTTGGGCCGACAAGGGCTGGCGCTTTTCCTTCAAATAAAGGGCTAAGAATTCGGAGAGTTCGTCCGCCCTCTGTATGATCTTTGGGAGCGTTGCCGCAACAAGCGCCCGATGCCTGGGAAGCCTGGCCATTTCGCGGACGATCAAAAGCGGGACATGCCGGAGCTTGCTTTCGGTGCGGGCCGCTATGGCGATATCTGCGACCTTGGCCGGATCGACGGCCGGAACAAGGCCGGAGATTCTTTCGGCGATCGACATCCCATCTTCGTAAAACTCGCCTTCCCAGAGCAGGCATGACATGACGGAGCGCCGGAGTTGTAATTCGGCGTTGACGCGCTGGGCCTTCGCGCCTTCATGGGTGTGGATTGAAGGACGGGGAACGTTTGTTTTAGCCACCGTGAGCCTCCATTAGAATGGGCGGGAAGGGAACAGGCTGTCGCGGAAATTTTCGCGCTCTACCAACTGAGCTACGGATTTCTCCGGCTGGGCTCGAACCAGCGACCTCGTCATCCTAAGTGAAGTAACCGCAACATGCGCCACTTCCCATATTGAGAGGAACAAGCGACGAGGGCCATTTTTCATTAGCAGTGAAGTAGCCCTTGTCTTCGCCATCTCGAATACAAGATAATGTAACCGAATGTAATTGTCAAGGATTATTTTGTTCGGCACAACGGTCGATCGGTTCCGGGCATGACCACCAGCCTAAATAGTCAATTCCTGCCTGACAAATAAATCTTAAACTATTCTCCATTGGGGGCTTGACATGCGCCCGTCAATATATTATATTATATGAGGATAAGGAGGGCAACATGACCGCCGCACAGTCCAAGTCCGCACGCGCCCGCGCCGAGCGCCAGATCGTCGCACGTGTCCGCCGCTTCGATGAAAAGAAGGCCGAGCGGACCGCCTATTGGAGAGGCCAGGTCCGGCTGTTCAACCTGGCCCTCAAGGGTGCCGATGCCGCGGGGCGCAAGATGTTCCGCCGCGAAATCGAGAAGGCCAAGGCCAGGCTCATCGAGTGGATCAACAAGCGCCCGCCCGTCACCTACTCGGGCCGCGCCGTGGCGATCCTGGCCGGGTGCTGAATGACCTCCCGCCTAATCCAAGGCGACTGCATTTCCGTCCTGCGGACGCTTCCCGATGGGTCCGTCCATTGTTGCGTGACAAGCCCGCCCTATTGGGGCCTCCGGGATTACGGGACGGCAAGATGGGAGGGCGGCGACCCGGATTGTGACCACAGGCAGGGGCGTAATGGATCGGGTAGGGCGGACGGGATCGTGGACGATCGCGGACAACGGAACCGTGACGGCGTTGGAGCGATGGGCGGAGACTGTCGCAAGTGCGGGGCCAAACGGGCGGACCTACAGCTCGGCCTAGAGAAAACGCCGGAGGAATACGTCGCCAAGATGGTTGAGGTATTCCGCGAGGTCCGGCGTGTCCTTCGGGACGACGGGACGCTCTGGCTTAATTTGGGGGATTCTTACAACGCCTACAATGGCAACGCCGGGCCCGGCAGCGGCTTTTCGGCGGGGTCGGCCTGCGACACAGAAAGACCGCATCTTGAGACCGGACATGGATTAAGAACCAGGGGGCTCAAGCCCAAAGACCTTGTAGGTATCCCTTGGCGCGTCGCCTTTGCGCTCCAAGCGGACGGATGGTATCTCCGCCAGGACATCATCTGGCACAAGCCGAATCCAATGCCTGAGAGCGTGACGGACAGATGCACGAAGGCGCATGAGTATATTTTCCTGATGGCGAAGAGCCAGAAGTATTATTTTGATTCCGAGTCGATCAAGGAGCCTTGCGCCAGCGGGCCGTCCGATATTCGGAAGATGCAGGAGAGCCTCCAGAGGATAGACGCCAAGCATTTTCATTCCGATCCGGGCCCGCTTCCGGCCGCCAATCCTCGGACCAATATAGGAAACAAGAGGGCCGTCGGGGATCCATCGGGAAGGAACAGGCGTTCGGTTTGGACACAAGCAACACAACCCTTCCGAGGCGCTCACTTCGCCACGTTCCCGCCCGACCTGATCGAGCCGATGATTAAGGCGGGGTGTCCGGTGGGCGGGACAGTCCTTGACCCCTTCTTCGGGGCAGGGACGACGGGGGTTGTCTCCGCAAGGCTCCGGCGCGGGTGTGTCGGGATTGAGTTGAGCGCCGATTATATCCAAATGGCCGAGCGTCGCATCCGCGCCGTCGAAGCGCAGTTGACGCTCCCGAAAATAGACGAAGATACCGCTTGACCCAAGCGTTTATATTTGACAGCATAACATTATGAACACATATTATTCAAGAAACAGAGAGAGGTTGCTGGCGAGAATGAAGGAGCGATATCCCGAGATCAGGGCTAAGACTCTGGCGTATCAGAAAACATACAGAGAAGAAAACTCGGACAAGATAAAGGTCCGCGACAAGCGATACAGGGAAGAGAACAAAGAGAAGATACGGGCATATTACAGAAAATGGTACGCGAAGAGCGGGAGGGGCCGGAGCGATAATTACAGGGACGCCATTTGCGAATACAAACAGATGTTTCCGGAGCGAGTGGCCATCAACCGTCAACTACGAACTGCCGTACAGAACGGAGAGATAAAGCCCCCGGCATCTTGCCCGAGGTGCCACAGAAAATCAAGATTGTCTGCCCACCACGTCAACTACGATCACTACCTGAACTTCGTCTGGCTCTGTTCGTCTTGCCACAAGATTGAGCACGGTAAAATAAAAAATAATTTATCTTGACAACGCCGCTTATTGATATATTATATTGACAAAGGATCAAACATGAAGCATCGCAAGCCCATCGAAAACCGCAACCGCGGCTCCGTCATGTCCGCGTACCTGGACGCCCGCGCATTCTGGGCGCTCAAAGACCTCTCGGCCGATACCGGCGACGCTCCGTCAGCGATCATCACGCGGGCGGTTGTCGCGTACCTGACCGGGCTGGGGGCGATCGACGCCGTTACCGGAAGCGCGAAATGATGCGCCCCCGCTTGCTCACCGCCGCCCTGATCTGCTTCGCCATCGCCGCGCTGTGCCTATCAGCCATCGGCCAGGACAAGCGCCCCCCGCTGTCGTTCCGACTCGCCCAGTCCGTATATGTGGCGGGCGAGGGCATCGATTGGGGCCTGTCATACGTGGCGGTTACGAAGATGGGGTACACCGAGCTTAACGGGGCCGCAGCATGGCAACTGAAAAACCCTACAGTCGGGGCCGTGGCCGTCGTCGCGTTTAGCGCCGCGTTCACCGCCATAACCGATCTCGCGTGGAAGCAGAATCGGGCGGTCGGCTGGGCGCTTGTAATCGCGGCTGTCCTGGTCAAGGGCTACGTCGTCGCCCGGAACATCGGGACATTGGGGGAGTGATGGACGCCGAAGACCGGCACGGATCGTCCGTAGAGTATAGGCAGAAGGCCGAAATAAAGCGTTCTAACGCGTTCGTAACGCAGGGGCGGGCAAAGGGGCCGAGCGCCCCCAAATTCGCCCCGCGTGAATGCGATTGGTGTCACGAGGTTTATCAGCCCAAGCGCAAGAAATCATACACCTGTTCGACCCCGTGCCGGGTCGCCAAGTGGAGGGCGAAGAACACGGTCGACCGCCGCCTTTCCGACCTCGAAGCTCGCGTCAAGGCCCTGGAGTCCGGCCGATGACCGCCCGCGCCATCCGCTGCCCGTCTTGCGGATTCCTCATCCTGGCCAGCGAAGGTTGCCCGTCATGCAATCCGCTCCCGCCCGCGCGGGGGAGGAAATACAAACGAGAGGGGATCGAATCACCGGAAGGAATCGACGGATCGTCGGAACTGAAGACGCGGGAGGGGGCGAAGGTAGGGCGACCATCGGACGAAAGTTCGGTGGCTGTGTCCGAGAGCGCCCCTGACCGCGAACAGATGAAACTTTTTTGAAAAGGAGAAACCGCATGAACGAACTGAACATCGCTGAAATCATGGAGGCCGCCAAGGCCAAGGCTCACGACCAACTGGTCGATGCGGCCGTCCAGTCCCTTAAAGACAACCTGGCCTACACCACGGGGCAAAAAATCTCGGAGGCCGTCCTGGAATTCTTTAACAAAGAGATCCAGCCCGAGCTTTCGGAGCGACTCATGGCGCAGAAGCCGGAGCTGCTGGCTGCCGTGAGCGCGGCCATCACCGCCGCCGGGGCCGGCCTGGCGGAGAAGATGATGGAGCGCCTGACCAAGAAGGTCCGCGAGATGGACAACTACCAGGTAAGGAAGGTGTTTGAGGACATTTTCTGATCGCCAGATGAAACTTTTTTAAGGAGGGGAAACATGACGCAGGAAAAACGAATCGCCATCCGCAGGGAGAAAACGCGGCTCCAGCGCGAGAGGGTCGCATGGAAACGCGCTCATCCGGTCGAGGCCGAGACGAAGAGGATCAATGATCTTCTCGACCGAGAACGCAGAGCCATTAAGCGCGACGATCACGTCTCCGCCGTTGCTTTTCGCAAAGAAGCCAAACGGGCTCGGTGGGAGGCGAACATTGCGGCCCGTAATCGTCGGGCCGTCATCAAAAACGACACTGCCCAAAAGAAGCGGCGCGGTTTCCTGGCCTGGATCAAGGACACCTTCGGCACGCCATCCCGCCGCAGGAATCTCGCTAAGGCCAGACCATGACCATCCCAATTTATCTCATCGTCGCGCTTTCGATCATCGGCCTGCTGTTCGGGGCCATGCTCATCATCGAGGACGAAGACGGGGCCAGGCCATGACCACAGCCACCGTCCTTCTCCTCGCCATCGGCCTCTCCCTCGTCGTCTGCGGATGGGTCCGTGAATACCGCAGGCATGTCCGCTTCCTCGAAACACACCTATCCGACCTCGACAGCCTCCGGCATGACCACCCGGAGGCGAACTAATTTCGCACAATTTCCAAAAAGGAGGAAATTTCATGACCAAAACAACCCAGGTTGGCGTCGCCTGGCGGAAAGAGACGCCGGATGGAAAAGTTTTCTTTTCCGTCATCATCACCAATCCGATCGGGCCGGACTTCAATTACACGCTCTGGCCGGTCGAACAGAAGCGGGGCGATAACTCGCCCGACTTCTCCGTTACGAAACAGAGCGACGCCGCGAAGCGCGAGGCCGCGTCCCGGCAATCCGAATCCCGCCCCGTCTACAACCGCGAACCGGGCGACGAATTCCCGGACGAGGGTTAATATGGGCACCTTCAAAAAAGCTGAACGTCGCCAAGTCCGCCCCAAGCTGGCCTTGACCGGCCCGAGCGGGAGCGGAAAGACATTCTCGGCCCTACTCCTTGCGGCCGGGATGGGAAAGAAAATCGCCGTCATCGATACCGAGAACGGCAGCGCGTCCCTCTACGCCGACATGGACAAGGGTCCGCTCAAGGGCGTCAAGTTCGATGTCCTGGAGATCGATCCGCCGTACACGATCGACAAGTACGCCCGGGCCATCGAAGCGGCCCAGTCCGAAGGATACGACGTGCTAGTTGCGGATTCCCTGAGCCACGCATGGGCGGGCGAGGGCGGGCTCCTGTCGAAGAAGGAGGCCCTGGATCAGCGCGGCGGAAACTCCTACACCAATTGGGCCGGGATCACCAAAGAGCATGAGCTCTTTAAGGCCCGCATCCTCACGGCCGACATTATTCTGATCTGCACCATGAGGAGCAAGCAGGATTACGTCCTGGAAATCAACGACAAGGGCAAGCAGGCCCCGAAGAAGGTCGGCATGGCGCCGATCCAGCGCGACGGTTTGGAATACGAATTTACGACCGTCTTCGACCTAGCGATGGATCACAACGCCGCCGTCAGTAAGGACAGAACGGCGATGTTTGACGGCCAGATCTTTAAGATCACGAAGAAGACGGGCGAGCAGATCATAGCGTGGCTCAATGGGGCGAAGCCGATCGAACAGGTGAAGGACGCGGCCAGGCCCGCGTCGGCTCCCGCCGCGCAACCCGCCAAGGCCGAGCCGTCCGACGCGGAGGCCTATCCCGACGGCCCCCCCGAACCGGCCGAGACGAAAGCCGTCAGGGCCACCGCCGCGCAGAAGCAGCAAATCTCCGATGGCGTCAAGGTCATGGTCGGCCTCGGATTCCAGGCGGACAAAGTCTGGGGAGGGATCGAGAAGGAATTGTATAAAAAGTATTCCCTCGTCCTTGTTGACAGCGATTCCCTGGACAACCTCCAGGCCGAAACCGCAATCGACTATCTCAAGCGATGGGCCGGGCACGTTAAACAGACTCGCGCCGCTGCTGCCGCGAAGCACACGGCCGAAGATCACGCCGGAGAGGGGGCCTGACGTGGATGCTCAGCCCAACACGGCCGCCAAGTTCCGCCGCTCCAAGGCCCGCCCGCTGTTCCAGTCCAAGCCCGATGTCAGGGCGGAGCCGGAGTCAGAGTTCCCCGAAGACCCCGTTGTGTCCCAGCCTCAGAAAGGCATCGAGCCGGTCGAGAACGACGCGAAGCGCGATGCCCTGGCCGCGCCCAAGTATGCCGCATCTCTTGTTGTCAGGGACCAGGAAACACTCGATCACGCCAACGCCTTCCTTAAAGCCGTCAAGGTCAAGCAGGGGCAAATAGAGGCATCGTTTGATCCGCAGATCAGCCAGGCCAATGCTCTGCACAAGTCGCTCCTTGCTGAGAAAAAGAAGTTTATGTCTCAGTACGAAGACGCGGAGAGAATCACCAAGAAGACCATCGCCGGATACCTGGCCGAGGAAGACCGTAAGCGCCAGGAAGCCGAAATGGAGCGGGCTCGCATCGAAGCCAAGGCCCGCGCCGAAGCCGAGGCGGATCTCAAAAAGGCAGAGAAAGCACAAGCCAACGGAGATCAGGCCAAGGCCGACGCCATTATCGACAAGGCCACCGCGAAGCTCGAGGCTGCCGTTGACGCGGCC